AATGGTATTCTCTGAAAATGTTTGCACCCTTAGTCCCATCCTAGGGAAAAACGTGGAATCATTATCAAAAGCACCATATATTCCACCTCCAAGGTTTATTGCCCAATTATTAAAATACTCCTCCCCAGATTCATAACCAACCCAACCATCGGAAATATAATAGAAATAGTCAAATGGGTACATAACCAAACTCCCTGTGATTGCAATTTGTTGTGCCCCTCCATCCTGAGCGGGGTCGGTGAATCCTAAAGCTCCATAGTTTTGTCTATTAGTTAGAAAATACTCCAATCCATAAGTGCCACCCGCGTCTCCTCCTTCTGAAAAATATGTCTCCGACTGATTCACTTCTATGACCGAATTATAAGTGTCCAGATTTATAACGGAGGCAAAAAATTTATTGTGAAAATACATTGTTTTGTATGACAATAGGGGTGCCACATAACCCTCCATTCCTCCAGAAACTCTCTGTGATGGGTTTCCGTCATCAGAAACAAAATATTGGTCGCAATGAATAGCAGTATCGTCATCAATGGTTTTGTGATGATAAAAAATCCTTTGGTCATTATTATATGGGTCATTATTATCGTTTCCATGCCATAACAAAGGAGCTTGTAAATACCAAAGACAATTCCCTCCATACATTTCCCCCGATGGTTCATCATCTTTAAATGGAGTCATCATTATACGCAATTGAAATGTGGTTAGTATAGTCTCCAATATTTTATAGAGACTCCAACCGATACCGTTTTCATCTTGAAAAATTGCGGTGTTAACTTTAGTCAATGCCAGAGGGTCGTGGAGTACACTATTTTTCCAAGTCGCATCTAGTGACCCACTTCCAGCCATCGCTTGATTATAATAAAATGGGGTGTGAGCAATGAAATGTTTTTTGTCTGAGTCTGTTGGGTCAAATAAGTCAAAATCATCGTGAGTCGTGGGAATCTCATTGAGGCATATTTTAATCAATTGAATCATTGACCGTGTTCCATTATATGCTCCCGCTTCTGCTCCAAGTGGGAGTTGTTTATATTTTAATTTGGTCAATCCATCAACCGCCTTAATTGATAAAATACGAACGGGAGCGTCTTGCACCTCTACTAAATCGGCCAACATAATACCAATCCAATATCTTTTCCATCCACTATTATATCGCTCAATTAATACCGCCCATTCATCTTCATTATTTACCGCAGTTTGGTTCAAATCATCAATGATGTCCGTCGTTGTGTCTTGAATAATAAAATTAAAAGTGACTGACGTTGTTTTGATAGGAGCAATCATACTGTCATCTCCTCCCTCCATTGTCATTGTGAAACCTTCTGACGTGCATAAAAACGGAACATTAGTTCCCGATGCTCCTGTTTTCTTAATGATATTGATTCTATAACGCCCCTGCGTTCCTGACGAGGTCTCGGTTTGACTATAAAACTCACAATTCCATTTTGTATACGCCATTTTTTTTATTTAAAAGTTTGTTACACTTCCCCCAACTCTGCTCTGAACTATTGTGCTTCGTGAATTACTCAACATTATATTGGAACCCATAATTGTTCCGTGGAGTCGTCCATTTCCACCTCCCATAAATTTACGCAAGTCGGATAACGGAGCGATGACTTCTGGATTTGACATTGAAACATTCCTCCCCTCACCAACAAGACCAACGGTTGGTCCTGTGACAAGTCCCCCTTTGCTGAAACCAAATATACTAGACAACATACTGAAACCACCTCCACCTCCACCCATAGCACCCGCCATTGGCATTCCTAACGCAGTCATTATCGCTTTAAATACAAGCATTTTCACTATTAGTTGCACAACCTGTTCAACCATTTGTTTTATAAATTGACCAAACGCCTCTCGTAAATTATTACCCTCCACTAAAGTTGTTGCGACCATCCCTGAGAATGATTCGGCAAAATGAAAACCAAGATTGGATATTTGGTCCATCATAGTTTCCAAAGTTTTGGTCATTCCCTCTTGAACATATAATTGAAACTCTGTCAATTGTTTTTTGGAGGTTTCTAAGGTTTCCGCAAGTTGCTCAGGTATATCTCCAAACATATCGGTCCCCAATGTGTACATATTAGAACCATCCCATTGACTTTGGTCTCCCCAATCTTGTTCTCCTCCTCCTTGTGGCATGAACATAAAATCTCCCATCCCCTTCCATAAATTCTTTGTTCCATCTTGTATTGATGCAATCAACTGTTTCGCCCATTCTTTTCCCGCATCAAGGGCATCACTCGGAGCGGTTTCAGGAATTAATTTTAATTCTCTTTCTTTGAAATTTTTGCCAAATTTATCCCATCGCTTCGCAACATCCCCTGTCATTGTAACAAAATCATCTGCCATGGTGTCCATCATATTCGCCCACGCTTGATTCCTTTTTTCTTTATCCATTAAATTGGTTAATAAATCCATTAAATTTTTAAAACCGTTGGTTAAAAAGTTAAATGTAAATTTCGCGTAATCAAAAATCACGCCAAAAGCAAGACCAATTTTTTCAATTTTTAATTTCAATCTCCCCCCTTCGTTATATATTTCAATGAAATAATTAATTAATGTGGTGAGGGGAACATTAAGTTTTTCAAAATTCTTATACACTCCAAGCACGATGGCACCAAGTGCAATAAATACATAAGTGTAAGGATTAAAAAGTGCAAATATTAAGGAGGTCGCTCTAGCTACTACACCTAATTTTCTGACCCATCCCAATAATGTTGAAACTCCGAGGGTTAATTTTCCAACTATACTAATCGCGGGACCGAGCAACGCAAATGTTGCCGCCAATTTTATGACCTTTTTTCTAGCACCATCCGACATATTAGAGAATCCTTTTGCAAGGTCTGAGAGTTTTTCTGCTAATTTGGTGGCTAATGGGAGAATGGTTGTTCCTAATTCAATTGCCGCCACTTTTAAATTTGCAAGAGCTTTGTTAAATTTAAATGATGATTCCTCGGAAACGACCTTAAATCCTTTATCAACATTTCCAAGACTCTGATTCATTCCATCTAAAACCTCAGCATAAACATCTCCTTGCAGACCCGCAGTAGCAAACGCCGCCTTGACCGCTTTCGCTGAACCAAAGACCTTCACCAATTCTTGTTCATTACCTTTTAATCCTTCAAATATTTTATTCAAAGTCCCCATAAAATCAGCTTTCAACTGATTATTGAGGTTCTTATAACTTCCAAATAATTTTTTTAGAGTTTTGTTTTGTTGCTCACTAGGAGCGTTCAATGACATCATTAACCTATTGACCGCGGTTAATGTTCCCGCCGCATCCCCAGATAATTTTGACATGGTGGCAACTGATGCACCTAATTGTTCAAAAGAGATTCCAAAAGCGGCCGCAGTCGGAAGGACTTGACCAATTTTGGTCATAAACTCAGACGCTTCAAATTTTCCTTGTTTTAGTGTTTCGTGTAATAAATCACCCGCTTGAGCCGCCGACATATTTTGTGATTTATATGCGGTCATTATGGATGTGGTGGCGTTTGCAATATCTTTCAGCTCACCCATTCCCATTGCCGCTCCTTTTGCCGACACTTCTAATGCTTCTAGACCTTCTTTTCCTTTGAATCCCGCTGATTGAATAAAAAACAATCCGTCAGCCAAATCTCTAGGAGCTTGAGCGGTTCTCCCCGCTAATTCTAAAACTTTTTCTTTTAAGTTTTCAACCTCAGCACCACTCGTTCCAACCAAAGTCTGAATTTTGGTCATTGATTCATTAAAATCAGACGCTAATTTAATCGCACCACCTCCCGCTAATGCTAGAGGCATGGTGATATTCCGAGTTAAGCTATCACCAATACGAGACATTGATTTTCCAAGACGACCCAATCTACGCTCCAATTGCCGGAGTCCTTTGGTAAATTGCTTCGTGTTTAAGTTGACATAAACCGATAATGTTTTGACACTTTTAGCCATTTTATTCCTTGTTTTTATTTGCTTTTGCTAATAAATATTGAACCGCTTTAAAGTCACTTTTTTTGTTTGTTTTCTTTTCCCAATCAAAGTGGACTAAGTCTTTCAATTTCAATTGTTCACTCCTTTTTCGGTCTTTATTTATTAAGCAGACGGTTTGATATCTCATTCGTTCCCATTCTCCGCGTTGCAATTCCATCTCGGCTTTTTGTTTACCCTGTAATTTTAATTGAAATAATCTGGGAGTGTATTCCCAAAATTCATCCAATTCCATTTCTAAATATCCCAGAGCAATCTCTAAAATTCTGTCAAATGTGATGGGTTCTACTTCTTCGTCACCTTCTTTTTTTTTTCTTCTTCTTCGGGTGTTATTTTCGCCATTTGTTCTCCAAAAATCTCCATTGCTTCGTTCATAACACTCATCCCCTCCTCATCAATCCAATCTCCAACATCATAAGTTGTATAGTTGAAATCTTCTTTTGATTTTCTGGCTCCATGTTTTAATCCCACATAGATTAATGCAATCGCGTTTGAAAGAGATAATTTTTCTCCTATATTACCCAAATCATTAAGTCCAAGTCCTGATATATCGCACCATTGAGAGAGAGCTGAAAACCCAAAATGAATGGGTCTCAATTCTCCCCCGATTGCTAATGTTTTTAATTCACTCATAGTTTATATATTTTCTCCAAATGTAATAAAGAAAATTATATATATTACTATACTGCACCCTGAGTCAATACTCCAGTACCTTGTATTGAAATACTATAAGTTGCAAATTCTCCGATGCTTCCCGTTTGACTCATTGATGTAATAAACCCACGACCTTCATATTTTTTAGATGATGCTTGAGCTGATGCGTCTTGGAATTTTACAAATACTTTGTCTTTGGTATACATTGCATCCTGTACATCAGCAGATGCGTTCGTTCCACCATCACCTGAAATATAGGCCTCACAATCTAAAGTCCAACTCGTTGCTCCTGCGATAAATTCTTTTCGTCCAAGACTATCCTTGTTAGTACAATCAATTGCATCCATTGAAATATTTAATGTCCCTGACGTAGCTCCACCCACCGCTGATGAGGCGGCGTAACTTCCTGACGGGTCTAAATCTAAATAGAGTAAAACCTTACTCCCTGTTATTGTTTTAAATGCTGCCATTTTTTTTTATTTTTTAACTGTTAAAAACTTATTTTTATGCGTATTCTAAATCTCCCGTTCCTTGGAAACTAACTGACATTGTACTCGCATCTTCTGCCCCTCCTGTTGCTGACATAGATGTGATATACGCATATCCTTTGTATATATCACCACCCGATGTTCCTTTAAATTGGATAAATACACGTCTTGGATATCCCGCAATCACAGGTGAATCCGATGCAGTTGTTCCGTCTCCGTAACCCGCCTGATACATACTATAAAAATCTCGGTGAGCAGAAGCGTTTTCCGTATAAAGTGCATCCGTGTCAATCGTCCAAGATGTTGAAAGTCCTGTAAATTCTTTTTTATCATTGTTTGCTTTTACCGTCATTTCAGGAGCGTCAATCTCTATCGTTAGTGTGCAAGAGGTTGCGGCCGCAATTGCTTGCAGAGTAGGAGAACCCGCGTCAGCTCCCACCGTTGACGTATCATCAAGCGAAACAATCATATCTGTTCCATTAATATAAGTTGCCATATCTTATTTTTTTATAAATTAATTATTGTTTAAATTATCATCAATATTATCTTTTTTAATATTGTCCTTTTTTTTAGGTTTCTTGGTTTCTTTTTTTATCATATTATATGTGTCCTCAATATATCCATCATTGTATAATTGATTATACCCTTCAATATTAACAGGACCAATCACTTGTCCTTTTCTATAATATTTCCCTTTATCTTTTATTAGTGTAACTAAATACTCCATATTTTT